GTAGACCTGTCGAGATAGTATAGACACATGAACTCGCATTTGTGCGAGATTGGAGGTGGAACTGTGTGTACGAATATGGCAAAGCTAAAGGGCAAGATTGCGGAGTGCGGAATGACGCAGGAGGAAGTTGCCGAAAAACTCGGCGTTGATAGTAGTACTTTTTCGAGAAAAATGAAGGCAGATGGCCTTTCTTTTACGGTAGAACAAATGCACAAGCTTGTTGAAATCCTTAATATGACGCCGCAAGAGGCAATTCAAATTTTTTTGCAGTAAAACTCGCATTTATGCGAGTTAAAAATGAAGGCATGTATGCCATCAGCCTACCATGATGCAAAAAAGGCAAGCCTCTTAACCACCACAGAAACTATGAAAGGAGAAGCGGCAGTATGTACCGTTATTTATCAGGCCGTCTTCGGCAGCTTGGAATTCGCCAAACAGATCTTGCAAAAGCAATGGGGCTCAGCGCGGCATCGATTAGTCATCGTTTTCGCGGACGAACACCTTGGTCAATTGACGAAATGTATCAGTTATTAGATATTTGTCGCGCACAACCAGAGGAGCTCCACATCTATTTCCCTCGGGGAGGCAAGAGCGCATGAGCCCCAAGACGGATGCGGCCCACCGGCAGATCGAGCAGACTGTTCACATCGAGCAGACCGGGCAGATCGTCCGGTGCAAGCCGGTCAAAAAGCCGATTAAAGAGCCAATCAAAAAGCCAAGCCGGCGGAGCGAATGGGACAAGCGCGCGGGGCCGCAAGACATCTTCCGCCGGAATATGATCGAAAGTAAGTATCATGCCAGAGGGTACCGCACGATAACAGCGCTGGAACGAGACCTCGGGGTCGGCGAAAACTGGGTGAATCGGCGTGTACGAGGGGAAACGCCCTTTCGTCTGGACGAGCTGGAGCTGCTGGACAGTATCCTGAATTTTACAGACATCGAACTGGCGCAGATAGTGAGGGGACGAGATGAGTCAAAGAACTGAGAAGATCCGTCGGCAGGTTGACCAGCTCCGGGCCGACGTGGACGCACTGCAGGCCGTATGGCTGGCGCAGGAGTACCATGCCGCCGCGGAGCTGGAAGCCTCTGCAGAACGTGCCCGGCGGGCGCACCGGAGGGCCAGAGAGGCAAAAGCGGTCGCTCAGGCATGGCGGCGCAACGCAATTCTGGCGCTGATCCTTGCGGGCCTGACCGGCTGCGTGGCTCTGGCGATCTCCGCCAAGGCCGCCGAGGAGCCTACCACTCCCATGGCGGACGATCCTGCCGTTTTCGACACTGGGCGGCTGCCCGGGGATGATACCCCGGCGCAGGAGCCGGAAGAACCGGAGAATGAACTGATCGAGGCGGCACTTTTGGCAAAAAGCCATCGTATCGACAATGTGACGGTCACGCATTACTGCATTTGCCAGCAGTGTTGCGGGAAGGCCCCTGATCACCCGGCATATGGCATCACCGCCAGCGACCGCAGAGCCACGCCCTATGTCTCCGTGGCGGTAGATCCTTCCGTGATCCCGCTGGGCGCCGACGTGCTGGTGGATTATGGTGACGGCGAGATCCATTACTATCGCGCCGACGATACTGGCTCTGGCGTTGGTGGCCGCCACATCGATCTGTGTGTCGGCAGCCATGACGAGGCCCTGCAGATGGGCCGCCGTACCGCCACCGTTTACTGGGTGGATTCTGAGGGGGGGTGAAGTGATATGAAAAAAACTGGAAACGCACATCTGGAAATCATCAATACACCCCAAAACGGGAACGTTCGGATCGAAGGTAATTGTATCGATGTCATTTTCTCATGGATGCAGTTGACTGCTTCCATTGCGGAGTCACTCCATGTACCCCTTCAAGACCTGCTTACTCAATGCATGATTTTAGGCCCTGAGTTTGAAAGACTCAATCGAGCCGCAGAGGATTGTAGGATTGACCTTTCAAGGCCAGGCAAGTGACCATTCGGATCAACCAGCCTTCTGCCGGGCGTTCCCGGCGCCCGCAACTCTCTTTTTGCCGGGCTGCCCCGAGCAGGTTAGCTGCGGGGCGTCCGGCAGAGGGCTGGAGCCCTTATTACGAAAGAAAGGAGGAAGTCTTATGGATTCCGGCATCCAAAAATCAATCCTGCAGATGGCGCGTGGAGCGATTCAGGAGCGGGCTGACTATGAGATGTCCAGCCTGCTGAATAACATCCTGGACCCCAACACGTCTGCCACTGCGGCACGCAAGCTGACGATTACCCTCACGCTCAAACCTGATGATACCAGGCAGAACATTACTGTGAGCTGTGTGGCCACATCTAAGCTGGCAGCAACTAATCCCGTGACCACGGCCCTGTACGTGGCTGATGAAGATACCATTGTTGAAATGGTACCGCAGATTCCCGGTCAAATGGCTGTAGACGGCACGGAGCAGGATGCTCCGCCTATGTTGAAACTGGTCAAAACCGCTATGTAAGGAGAACATTCCATGCTGAAAGAATTTATCGAGCACATCCAGAAAACCACGCAACCGCTCATTGCTAATGTCAACGGCTCCGCATTCTGCGTTACCAGCGACGGTAACATCGATGAACTGCTGCCGACCATCTTCCATCCGTATACGCTGGACTTGAACAGTCTGGACGCACTGGTAACGATGGTCAGAACCGAAGCAAGCGAGATGGACGCCCCGCTGTACATCGCCGTTCCGGACTGCAAGACTGTCCGCTGCTTCGGCCAGTCCAAAGATTATGACGAGCGCTGCTTCCGGCAGGTCTATTATGAAGCACACGCCACAGACGTTCCAGGCTGGGATCAGAAGGTGACCCTTGGCTTTGAAGAAGCGCAGATCGCACTTCGCACCCGCTTCCAGGAAACGCCGGATACGTTGTATGCCATGAAGCTGGTCAGCGACATCTCTTTGGGAGCCAAGGTGATCTACAACGATAACGGGATCGCCACCACTATTACCACCCATAAGGGAGTAGCACTCCAGACCAACGAGCAGATCCGCCCGCTGGTGAAGCTCCGGCCCTATCGTACTTTCCAGGAGGTCGAGCAGCCGGAGAGCATCTTCCTGATTCGCGTCAGCGACCGTGGTATCAGCTTCATCGAGGCTGACGGCGGCATGTGGCGTCTGACTGCCCGGGAAACCATCAAGAAGTATCTGGAAGGCAGACTGGAGCAGGAAGTGTCTGAAGGTTCCGTCCACGTTGTTCTATAAAAAGAAATGCCCCTGGCAGGTCTCGCACACCTGTCAGGGGCAGATCGGCACCATGCCGAACAACTTCACCCCTATCATAGGGGTAGAAAGTGAGAATGTCAATGAAAACCACAAAAATTACGATCAAAAACCTGTTTGGCATCCGGGAGACTACCCTTGATGGGAAGTCCGTGGAGATCTCCGGCCCCAAGGGGAGCGGAAAGACGTCTGTGCTGGATGCCATCCGTTATGCCCTCACCAACCGTTCTGACCGGGACTATATCGTTCACCAGGGCGCCGATGAGGGCGAAATCATCATTGAGACCAATACCGGCCTGTCCATTGACCGGAAGGCCCTGCCCGCCAAATCCGCCGGCACGGTGAAGGTGCGGGACGGCTCCATGCTTCAGACAAGACCAGCTGAGTTCTTGGCCCAGATCTTCACGCCGCTCCAGTTGGATCCGGTGAAGTTTACGCAGCTCTCCCGTCAGGAGAAAAACCGGGAGATCCTGAACCTCATTGAATTTCAGTGGGATATGAATTGGATCAAGGAGCAGTTCGGTGAGATCCCACAGGGTGTGGATTACGGCCAGCACATTCTGGAAGTCCTGAATGATATTCAGGCAGAGAACGGTATTTACTTCCAGTCTCGGCAGAATATCAACCGGGATATCCGCAACAAGCAGGCTTTTATAGCGGATATCGCCAAAGATATTCCATCTGGCTATGACTATGACCGCTGGAACAATTATCCATCCGGAGAGAAATACCGGGAGCTGGAACGGCTGCGGGAACAGAACAGCCGTATTGAGCGGGCAAAGGCATTCCGCAGCGGCTATGACGCCAAACTCCGGGGATTGGAAGCGCAGCGGGATATGGATCTGGCTGCCATTGACAGTGATATTGCCAGAGAACGTGCGTCCTTGACCGGCACGATGGAACGCCTGAAAGCGGAGCTGAAGGCCACGGAAGAAAAATTGTCCGGCATGGAACAGCGCCGGCAGGAAAAGGCCGATGTGGTGCAGTCCAAATATGAGACTGCCGCAGCCAAGCTGGAGAAAGATATGGGCGTTGCGGCGGATTACGCAGGCCGGGAGCCGGTGGACACCACATCCCTTTCACAGGAGCTGGATACCGCCGAGGAGATGCGGAAGCACCTCAACGAGTACCAGCGCATGGTAGCCATGCAGGCGGAACTGGAAGATCTCACGGAGCAATCCTCTGAATTCACCCGGAAGATCGAGCTGGCCAGAGAACTGCCGGCGAAGATCCTTGAAACCGCCAAGATCCCCGTGGAGGGCCTGACCGTGGAAAACGGCGTGCCGCTGATCCGGGGCCTGCCCATCTCGAACCTGTCTGACGGTGAACTGCTGGAGCTGTGCGTGGATATTTCTGTCAGCAAGCCCGGCCAGCTCCAGATCATCCTTGTGGATGGCGCTGAGCGGCTGGATAAGGAGAGCCGGGATCGGTTGTACGCCAAGTGCAAGGAGAAGGGCCTCCAGCTGATCGCCACGCGGGTGACGGACTCCGATGCGCTGGAGGTGACAGAGCTGTGACTGCAGCGGAACGTTTACAGGCTGAAAAAGAGCGTCTCCTCACAACTACCGGCTTTTATGTCCCGCCGTATAGAATGGCAAACCTGATGAAGGCCGCAGCCAAGATCATGGATATCATCATCAAGGCGGATACCAATATTTGTTATGAGGAATGCCGTTTTATTATGGCTATCGTGGATGCTGCTATTCCAAGAGTATCAGATCAAACGGAGGAATGTAATCATGATGACGAAAGATAGACTGCGCCAGCTGACCGGAGATGAGCGCCTGGGCCAGATGCGGGAATCCGAATATCTTGGAGCCGAAGACATCGATGACGGTGTGGAGCCGGTACTCACGATTGCCGGTCTCTGGTATGGATCCGTGACGCTCCAGCGTGGAAAAGAGAACAAGGACGTGCTTTCCTTCACGGAAGAACGTGTGCCGGGCGTTATGCAGGTCCGGCCGCTGATCGTCAATTCGACCAATCGAAAGACGCTGCGAAAGCTGTTCGGCGACGCCAAGGCATCCACGCTGGTTGGCAAGCAGATCCAGCTTTTTGTGGATCATAATGTCCGGGACCCGCAGGATGGCGGTATGACTGACGGCATCCGCATCCGGCCCTATAAGCCCCGCGTGCAGAAACAGGAACCGGTGCCGCCCTGTACGGACTGCGGGCAGGAGATCACCCCTGCCATGGGAAAAGATGCCCGCTGGCTTGCCGGCTATACCATCAAGCATTACGGCGTTCCCCTCTGTGCGGTTTGTGCTCAGAAGCGAAAGGAAGCTGCGTCCGCTGCGAAAACGCAGCAGGAAGCTGAAACCGCTGCGGAAATGCAGCAGGAACTCGATCCTGAGCGCATCCAGGTCGATCCGGAGACCGGGGAGGTGCTGTGATGGCCTTACCCATTGTAACAGCGGAGAATTATTACTCGCCTGAAATGAACATGGCCTACATGGGCTCCACGCAGTTTAAGGCTTTCGAGAAATGTGAAGCGGCGGCGCTGGCGGAGCTGAAGGGGGAGTACCATCCCCCTTCCTCCACGGCCCTTCTGGTCGGCGGCTACATTGACGCATGGTTTTCCGGGGAGCTGCCCCTTTATCAGGCACAGCACCCGGAGATCTTCAAGCGGGACGGTACCTTGAAGGCCGAATATCTCCGGGCTACCGAGGTAGTTGTGCGTATGCAGTCGGATGAGCTTTATATGCTTCTGATGTCTGGCAGGAAACAGGTCATCCGTACCGGCGAGATTGCCGGTGTACCGTTCAAAATCAAAATCGACAGCCTGCTGGATGGCGACACCTGCAAAGCCATTGTGCAGCGCTTCCCTAATACGGCAGCCGCACTGGGTTTTTGTGATGGGGCCATTGTGGACCAGAAAGCCATGAAGGATATGGCGGATGTGTGGTCGGCCGAGGATCACTGCAAGATCCCGTTCATCGAGTTTTACGGCTATGATATTCAGGGAGCCATCTATCAGGCCATCGAGGGCAATATGCTGCCGTTCGTTCTGGCAGTTGGCACAAAGGAAGAATCCCCTGATCTGGAGGCCCTTTACATCGCAGACGAGGACCTGGCTGCCAAGCTGGCTGAAGTGGAGGACCGGGCGCCGCGATACCAGGCAATCAAGGAAGGTCGCATTCAACCGACCCGCTGCGAGCATTGCGACTACTGTAAAGCCACCAAGCACCTGACTGCCATCCTGAATTACAAGGAGCTGGCCGCGGATGCCTGGGAATGATCTGGCCCGACAGATCAAGGAGCATTTGACAGCTCGTCAGGTGGTGGAGCTGTATGGCTTTCATCCGGATCGCGGCGGTTATATCCAGTGTCCTTTTCATGCCGGAGACAATCACGGCAGTCTGAAGGTCTACGATGGGGGGAACAAGACCGGCTGGCATTGCTTTGGCTGCGGTGCCGGCGGAAGCGTGATTGATTTTGTAATGCGGCTGTTTGGACTCAGTTTCGCGCAAGCGTGCCTGAAGCTCAACTGTGATTTTGGGCTTGGTCTCACCGGCGAGCGTCCCAGCATGGCAGAGAGATCCGCTCT